TCACGAAGACTTTTGACCACATGACCACCCTTAGCGAAGGTATCAACGGCTTCATCAACATATGCGGTTCCCGTTGAACCGTCCCAAGTCGTTACCGTTGAAACTTGAAACATATGAGTATTTCCGAATCCGCCGATTTCATAGGACATATTCTTTGTCTCTAAATCAATCGCCATTACATTCATTCTTATTCACTCCCGCCCCAAAGTTTGCTAAGTTTAGCCTCTTCCTTATCCACAGGAGCGGCCTCCTCAATTTTTCTTTTTAAGAAGACAACGATGTTCTGTCCGGCTACAGTTACCATAGACGAACATTCCCAACCATCTTCTCCGTATGTGTTAAGAGATTCAATGATGACCTTTGGCCCTTTTGATACCTCGAATACCTTATATGTGTTTTCCCATTTCATTCTTCATCACCAATTAATCGAATAAATACAGAGCGTCCTTGCTTGTCCATTTCAAACTTGTTTTGAATCTTTCTGAAGTAATTATAGACAGATGCCTGAGATTTCTTACCGGACTTCATTACGCCATTTAGCAAATCATTCTTGGGAACGAAACCGTTCTCATCTTTCGGAAGTTCTCCATAAACCTTAACAAACACAGAGAATAAGGACTTTTCTGCGATTGCGCTACGCTTGACCTTGAGGCCCTGCTCCAACCACGCAACCAATGTGCTATAGCATTGTCGGACGATGTGGGCTGATTGACGGACATTTTTGCCTGTAACGATGAACCTCTTGCTTTCATCCTTAATTTGTGGTGCTTCTGCGATAGAACAAAGAACACTCATCTTCATAAGAATTTTCATCAAACGGGTGGTAAAGTTTTGCGCTACTGCTCTAACGTGAGGGCTTGTGTTGTTAATGTAGGCCGCAAGATTCTCATATTCAAAAATCAGAGCATCATTAAAACTATCTGCATAGGTTACAGTCTTTTGTGGATTACGGCCATTTGCCTCAAAGTGATTCCGCAACAAAGTATAGATTGCATAGAACTTAGAAGCAAATTCTTCAATTGGCTGATTAACAACTTCAAACGTTCCTGCCTTAGAAAGTTGTTCAAGACGCATACGGTGTTGTTCGTGTTCAGGGACTTCCTTAACGAAAAGAAGCATACGCTGAAGAACACCCTTATTAGCAATTACTTCTGTAAGATTCTCAGGAGGATAAGTCATAGCAATTACTGACCGTTGGCTAAAACAATGCATCACCTGATTGTCGAAAGAAGATAGAGCCTTTGTGATAACCCAAGATTCACCCGCAAGGGTATTCATTAAGGTATTTAAATACACAATAGATTTTTCGTTGTGCGAAGTTGGCTTAAACACACCAGAGTATTCAAACTCGTCCCAATGTGCAAGACCGGAACCTTCCAATTGGCCCGGAATACGGGTCCATTCTTCACCATCTTCACCCATATCTTTGCTAAACTTACCAATCAAAACAGAATCAGTATAGTCGGTCAAAGAGAAAGTGTTGAAAAGCGTAGGTAGGTTGTGGTCTTTCCAGACCATATTTGGATGACGTGGACCATTATTGATTTTATCATGGACCTTTTCTGCAACAGGGCCAACAAAATTCCAAAGAGTTGACTTTCCTGTTCCTGAAGTTTGAATCCATGTAAAGTGAACTCGCGTATCTTCTGTGTTCATTCCTGAGCCAACGTGAACAAAGTCTTTACAGATTTGTCCAAGTAGCACAAAGAAGGAAACTGCCGCAGGTGTTTCGTTTTGGTGCGAAACTTGAAGTGCAGTTTTAACGAATTCTCTTGCGAGTTTCGGTAACTGCTCCGTGGAAATCACGGCATCTTCTTCATAGATTGCGAAGTCTTCTTCTGTAACGTTCTCATATTCTCCAACGAGTTGTTCCATGAACTCGTTTTCTTCATTTTCTGTATTCATACTCTCACCTTATCTTCTGAGTTTAAGGTATCTAAAATTCGCTTAGCGACGGTTGGACCGATACCTTCCAACCTTGTGATTTCGTGGGGCCTTTGTTCCCCAATTTCCATCACGCTTCCAAACTGTTCAATCAGTCTTTCCGCTTTGGACTCCGACACTCCCTTGATGGTCGAAAGAACATCTACTCTTAGGTCGTCCGTAGCCAATCTCTTATGTATTCTTGGTTTAATTGTTTCTCTATTCATCGGTTGCATTTTACATACGGCAGTAATGATATCGGACGCTTCCTCTTCAGAAGATACCCAAAGGGGTTTTGTGTCCATATCTAGAATAATTCTGCCGATTGCTCCTAAGAATTTATTTCTTAACATGATTGCCCGCGTGTGAACAGGCATATTATTTGGGGCGTTTTCAATTACGTTGTTAATTGCTTCATCAATAGTTCCATAAATAATCACAATGTTAGTTTGGTATGCTCTGTCCATGTTATCTATTTGTGTCCACATTCTTTTACTTAGAACTGAGCCTAAGAAATCTGTTGTGGATTTTGCTTCAAAGCAAACATCATTAAAGACATAATCTCCAATTTCAATCCACTTCTTTTCAGTTTTGATGTGTAGCATTCTTGCTTTTTGTTCGACTAGTCTGACTAGTTTTGAACCTTCTTTTTCTCTTGAATCAATGATTAACATTGTGCTACCTCCGTTGCTGATGCTAAAATAAAAGCAATTGTGCCTGTTAAATAAAATGCAATTCTAGCATAGAACATTACATCTTTACGAGACATTGGGGAACCTCCAACATTTTCCAACACAATAACCTTCTGCAATTAACTTCTGACACTTCGCAGAATATCGGTTATTTCGGACTGTGAAACTGACGTGCTTTAGTGATTCCGCATGGTCCCAATCCATCCAGACCTCATCGGATTTACCATACACTTCTTCAATTTCATTCATAATTCTTTGAACGATTGGTTTTGCAGATACCGCAGTAAGATGCGGAGCGGTGCAATTGGTCAAAATATCTCGCCAAAACTGAACAAGATAAACACGCGCCATATGCCCCGGATTCTCCACCATCGTTGCATTATGCAAACATGGAAGGATGGGCAGTTTTCCGTTGTGTTGGGGAACAGAAACTTCACCCTCGACCATCTCGATAGGGGGTTGTTCGGGGAAGACGACCTTCTTAGACCCCGACTTTCGGAAGGGAATAATCCTAGGCTTGCGAGCCAAAGACAAAATATCCTCAAGGTTCATAGAAAACACGTCTTCGTAAAAAATAGGGATACAGTATAATGGATTGCCGTGACCATCATCAGAAGCCATATTCACAGTATTTGGAATACGTCGCAATCTGGTAGTTTGGCCTACTCTATCATCGAGAGAAGAGCCTCCACCATTCCCTTGAATATAGTCTTTGACTTCTCTAAAATAAGCCTGAATATTTCTGATATCGTTAGTGCGCTCTCCTTCAATGAATAAATGAAATCCCCTCCCTGAGAAAAATAGCGTGTGCATCAAATCTTGTTCTTTTACCATTTGCATAACAATCTTCACATCATCGAATGCTTTATTCAAACGTTCTCCGTGTGCATCAAAGTCTAAAAAGATTCTGTCTAGAATTACTGAGGATTCAACCTTTGCTTTTTCTGCAAATTGTTCAAAGTCATAAACCGTAGTATAGACATTGGTTCGATTATTCTGAGCCATAACAAACTCAGTATAATCATTCTTCGTCCTCACGATTTTCCTTCTCATTTGTGGTGCGTTCTTGATGTGACTTCCTGCCCACACTTCTCTCGGAAATTTCATTTGTTTGCCCCCTAAAATTTACTGTTGCTCCATTGAGCATTTCTCTAATAATTCCTGCTACCTCTCCTTGAAGAGAAGCCATAATTGCATCCCGCATAGCATCTTCAAACACGCTTCCAACGTAACCATCATTAATTCTAACTTCACGAATCAATTGGAACCTTTCACTAAGACTCATTTCTGAATATAGACTATTAGAAAGAGTTTCAATAGTTTGTTTGAGATTTGAAATTTCAGTAAATGTCCAATCTTTTGCTAGAACCTTTGCTTGAATCAAGTCCTTAATCATCATAACCACGAATCCGTTTGCGCTTCATCACATATACCAAAGAAAGAACAATGGCTGCAAGTCTTATAATAAAACTTAGCAGGGAAGTTTTGTGTCTCATACGCATGAAGTAGTTTAGCGATACCATCAACAACAGAGGTCATGGACCGCTTCTTTGCTTCTTCGACATACATGTAGTTTGATACAGGGTAATACCAACCCCAATGAGTTACGCTCATATCCTTAGTCAAACCATTCTTAATGAGAACTTCTTCAGGTGCAGATTCAATCATCAATTGATAGAAAGCCATTTCTTTTCTCATTGATGTTGTTTTATAATCTTTCCACGGTCCTGTCTTTAACTCCAAAGGAATTAGAGAGTTGCCTTCTCTAAACACGCGGTCAATGATTCCCTGAAGGTGAATTTTGTAATCACGTTGAAGTGTGAATTTCTTACTTTGATTTGCACGGAAAGTAATTTCCGCATCAAATAATCCTTCATTAACGATGGGAAGGAATTCATCAATCTTTCCTTCTTCTTTTGCTTCTTGAAACCTTTGTGCTTCTGCCGCTGCCATAGTTAAGTAAATGTCCACATAATCATCAATAGGATGCAGGCCTTCACAATAGGTTTGAAGTTCTTGGCTAGTCATACCTTCGGCTTTCTTGATATCAAAATCCTTAAAGAAATCTTCACGCGCATTGTGAACAACAGTTCCTTTACGCATCGCTTCAGTCTGGTCTTGAGGAAGTCTTTGAATGTAACTAAAACCATACTTTTTGGGACACCAATCGTGTGAACCAAGAGATGATTTAGTAATTTTCAAGATTGGTTGTGACGGGTCTTCTGCCCAATCAGGATTCCAATCATATGTATATTCATCCATTGACTTGATTACAGTCTGATATTTAGTTTCGTTATCCATTTTACCACCATTCGTCTAGTGTTTTTAGTTCGCCAATCCTTATTTGGTTAGCATCCCAACCCATCGCTTTATAGACAGGTTCGGCTTTCTTAACTACTTGCTCTGCATAAAAATCATAATCTGGCTTAATGCCTTCAAAATCATCAGCAGATGGAGCAGATAGATAAGTTACAGGTCTTTGTTCCTTTGTTAGAGGATGGGTGAATTTATCATAACTTTTCACCTTTAGGAAATGGTAAGAGTCTGCCTCCGTCCATGAGAATTTATGCCTTTCCCATGCATGAATTAGACCCGCAATACCTTCTTTAATCGAAGGTTTCTTACCTTCCTTTGTTACAAAATTGCTCATGCTAGTTCCGCAAATTTCACAGAAAGTTTGTGTTAGACTATCTTTAAGATGCACCATCTTATTCCTACATTCATAATCGGGGCAACGGATTAAAAGTCTGTCTTCTTTCAATCTAGAACGCTTAATGATAGACTTGAGAGGAACTTCACCATTCTTAACAAATCTAAAAGTATCATAAAGATACTTGTTAATGTCTTTGAATGGCTTCTGTTGAACCCACATTTGAAGCACCTTCGTTTGAACTTCCTTTGCTAATTTAGTTTCAGCAACTCTCTTGGCTTCAAAACCCGTCATTGTGAATTTAGGCTTGTCTAGATAAACGCCGTCTTCCCACGAAACCATCCCTGCGTTACGGTTCTTAGTTACTCCGACTCCCAACGCTGAGAAATACTTCTCAAATTCAAGAACAACAGGGTGTTCATCCAAACCAAGAACATTTGGAAACTTCTCTCTCACCTTTTCTTCAATTGTTTTAATCGCAGACAAAGCACGGTCAATGTCGTCAATCTGAACATAGATTGAATCTGTGTGACCATAAACTACTTTCATTCTTGTTCACCGCACCATTCGCAATTAAACGTTTCTTCACAAGTTACGCACGTATAGTCCACACCATCTGTAGTCCACATTGATTCGCCACAACAACGACAAATGCTATCAGGTAGGTTAGCGACTAGACTTTCTAGCCTTTTGAGTTTTTCCATCAAAGCCAAAACAGCACTATTGGATGGGTTCACTTCCACCACCTCTTTCCTGTGTAGTGTGTAAATTTCATAGCGGGTGCTTCATGTAATTCTTGCATTTCAGTTACCGCGCTACGGAGGCTCATAACTTCCTTCACAATAGCATAAAGTTCATCCCTTTCATCTTCAAGATGATTAATTCTTTGCATTAATTGTTCAATCTTATCTTCCAATAGATTTACTCTGCTTTCATTATCTAGTTTCATCAGATTCGCCTCCATGTTTGCTTTCCAACTTTTCTAGTGTGTGGACTCATTTTTAATCTCAATGAGATAGAGTTTGTATGTGGGGTATATTTACCCATCATATCATACGCTCTTCCTTTAAAATCGTGTGTGAAAAACTCATCACCCACATCATATGTCTTAATTACTTCTTCAATTCTTTCTTTTATTGTTTTTATTCCGGGCATTTTAATTCATCTCCTTTGCTACGAATGCCGCTTCCCTAATTGCCTCTCTTGCCGATGCTGTGATTGAAGCGGCTAAATCCACATCAGCCCAACCAAATCCTTGAAAGGCAACAATGCCATAAAAGGAAGCCATTAATCGCTTAGTAGCCATTTGGTTATTATACCATTTTCGATACTCGTTATCATCTCCGGCGTCACGCGCGGCTCGCATACGTCGCTTATATTCATTTCGCAAGTCTTTGAGGGTTAGAACTGAACGAGGCAGAAGTCCCAACCTATCTGTTTTATAGTAACGGATATCTTCTTGCACGACCGGCGAGAAATCGCGGGGCGTTTTTATGTTGACCTTAAATTCAGTCGGTTCTTCAGATTTAGTTTCCCATGAAATATTTCTTGCAATCATCATAGAAGGATATAGACCGGCAAAGTCAAAAGCCGCCACATTAAGATGTAATCCATACGTTCCTTCTGATGTTGGTTCATAAATCATAGCACCATCGTATTGTTTTCTTTCTTCTGGCTTTACGCCTGTGGGTGCTTTCCACGAAGCGTTACGCATAAAGTAAATTGAACCCATGCGGGATGCAAAGAAACACGCATCAAATGGTGCAATAAGAAGCCTTTGCAAAGATAGAATCGCTTCACTACAGAAGTTTGTTTCATCAATCTTACGCAGGATTTCAACGTCAACAAGAGCATATTGAAGATAGTGGTATGTATCTTCTAGCCAAGCACGATTATAGAAATCATCACCTTCAAACTTAGATTCCCAAGATTTACCTTCACCGAATAAAAGATTAGAAACGTAGTCCAATCTCAAAGAAGGTAGCGTTCCTCGCTGAGAATCGTTCCATTGTCGCTCAAAAGCAACGTCTAAGTTTAGGGTTATGCGACCCTTGATGGGCTGAGAAATGGGCGAGAACCCTTTCTCTCCCTTGACGTATTCATAGCCATCCTTACGGTTCTTGATGCCGTCCACGGTATAAATAGGACTGAGCATATGAGGGTTAAGGTCGTTAGCACACATTCGCTTCAAAAGAACCGGCAAATCGAACTTAAGTCCAAACCAAGCAATAAGCATATCGGGGTCTTGCTCAATCATTGTCTGCGTGAAACTCTCAAGCATTTCTTTCTCAGAGGAAAAGACATACATCTCATTTTTATATTGTTCAATCTTGGGGACTCCAAAATCTTCTTTCTCTTCTGGGAACCAAGTCCAAAGATAGAATGTTTCTGTAAAGTTATCATAAAGACTGATTGCAGTAATCACATCTTTATATTCTCCACTAGGCATCCATTCCATATCCCAATACCACTTTCTCATCTTATACTCAGGCATTTCCTCCATTTCATCAACACAATAACGGAAATGATATGGAACATCTGCTTCCCAAGTCCTTGAGAAACTTTCCTTTGCCTTATAAATGTCGTTAGACTTATCAACAAATACTTTCTTAAGGGGTGTTCCATCAAGACTAACCGCATCAGTCTTTTGAAACTCAAACTCACGCGATAGAGTTCTAGAAATCTTATACTCTTTCGGTTCAGGGTGAGCATCTTCAACATAGAAATATGGGCTAAATTCGACTAACTCAGTCTTCTTTTCACCGTTTTCTCTCCATGATTTATAGATGTGTCTTCCTGTCGCGGCTTTACAGATAATCATTTAAACACCTTGATGCGGAGCCTTAACGAGCCTTCGGTCATCAGCGATGATAACCAAAGGTGCATCGTCTAGCACATAAAAAGTCAGTAATTGGTCTTTCTTGAAAAACTTATGGAGCGGACCACTATACTCCAAAGTGGCGGGGTCGCCTGTTCTAAACGCAGGCTCCACAGTTTGTGAAAACTTCGATTCTGTGGACATTTGAGAAGAGAATACGAGAGAGTCTTTCTTAAACTCAATCTTATAGATTCCCTCTTTAACTAGTTCACACGAAGTAATCACGTCACTAAATTGATTTGAAGTCAGCACAAAGGCTCCTTCAAAGTTGGCTCTTCCAAATGAAGGAAGTTTCTCAGGGTCCAAAGCATATGGGATTTCCGATAGTCTTTCGCCCATTCGTGTAATTGCATCCATCTGAGGCCATTCAATAATTCTAGGAAGTGATGCTTGTCGGCCTTCACTTTTGATAACCATATAGTCACCGTATTCAAGCCTTACATCACCATCAAAACGCTTTAGGAAGGAGATGAAGCCTTCCGACTTTCCGATATACCCACCGGATGATTCAACCTCAGCATCAAGACTGATGTTCACGATAAACGTATTGTTACCGGACCAAAGGTTAATCTTTCCATCTTTTGCAGACATAAAGAAAATATCTTCAAGGCTTCCAGACTTTAATCCACCTCTGGAATTATACTTGCCCTTTACCTGAAGATTTTCTAAAGCGTCCTTTAGTTCATTAGCATTAACATTCAATTTCAAATTAACTCACCACTTATAGAACATTACCAAATTAGTGCTTTGGCTCATATTATAGATTTCCTGCATTAGACGCCCGTAAGAACTTGGCTTACTTTCTCCATCCATGGGATATTTTCCTTTCTTATCGTTCAATTCTAGTTTTCGCATCATTCTGCTGTGAGAATAGTTTTCGTTTCTAGCAATTTTGACAAACGCATCAATGAATCTTGAATTTTCTGCGAAGGGAACGAATTCAGAAATATCTGATAACTGTTCAATAAAATCGAATCCAAATTCTGCATCATCTATTACCATTTCACCCTTCTTAAATTTAGAGAGGCTACAAGTAGTGAAAATTCTAATAAGTGCAGTATAGTTTAAACCACCTTGCTCTCTAATATTTTTCAAGAAAGAATAATGACTAGAGACTACCTTATCATCACTTTCGCTATAATAGTTTGCATAATCTTCAAGCGACCAATTCTTTTGAAGTGTGTTCAAATCAATAATCACCTCAACACTCTCTCTTGGGACAACAATTGCAGGAATTACATATCCCAGTTCCTTAGCCGCAGTATAACGATGCTGACCATCAATTACGTAATACTTTCTCTTACTTTTCATTACAGTAATAGCAGTTAAAACTCCCCATTCTTCCATGCTTCGCTTTAGTTTCTCTACTGATTGACGATTTACATTCCTGTTTCCAGAAATAAAATACATTTTATCATTTGGCTTAATTTCAATTAGATTATATTTAACTTTCAAATTTTCCCCTCCTTCAATTCAGGAATACCGTTCCAAATAATATTTGGTGGTGTTCCTTGTCTCGTAGTAAATTGCGTTCCAACAAGATTACCGTTGGTTCGACTTCCGACTAACTCGGCAATATAGTGAATTTCACCCTTTACCTTTTTGCGGTAACAATGAATTTCTTGCTCAAGTTTTCCGCCCCAATCACGCCACTTTGGCTGAACGCCAACGGGTGAGTTATCAACGTATTTTTCTGCTTCGTGTGTAATATAAATTACATCACATTGAAGACTATAAATAGCACCTAATAGATGGCCAAAGGTTTTATTTCGCGCACCATATTGGTAAGGCATAATCTTTGTGACCACGGTAGGGTCGGGATTTACCTTCAAAATACAGGCTTCAAACCAAGAGTCCACACCATCAATAACAAAAATTGGATCTTCTCCTTCGTTAATCTTCCCACGAACATACTTGATAAAGTCGTGAGAGTTCTTTTCAGAAGCCTTAATATCAGTCACATTTTTATCATTTACTTCAATAGGGCAATATACGACGATTCTATCTGTTGCATCATGATGTTCAATCCAAGTGGACTGAACACCCATGTCCCAATCTAAAACATAAATTGGACGGTCAGGAAAATCAAGAGCAATTCCTGTTTTTCCTGTCTTTGGTGCGCCCCAAATACCCAGAACCAAACGAGAACGTTCCCTTTTCTTTTCCAATTGGTCATTAAGTCTATCTTCAAATGAACCCGTTACTGCCTTTGTGTTTTTTCTATCAGAAAGTCCCATGACTACCACCAATTTCAAATTCTTCGACATTCAAATTCTTGCCGTGGATATCTCCCCAAACGTTGAGGATATCTGCGACTTCTTTCTGTCCGTCTGCTTTATATCTGCATTCCTTTGAGCCAATATGGAACTTAATCCAATATTCGCCTGTTTTCTTTTCGTTTTCTCTAAACGTGATGAAGTCAACATTAAATAAGTCAACAACAAAATTGTTTGGATGTAAAAAATATCTATTTTCTTTAATCATTTTATTTTCCCCCAAAGGGAGGGCTTTGCACCCTATTGAGCGTCATTCAACCGCCACGCTTACACGGTAGTTTAAATCAGAACCAATCGTAGGCTTCCTCTTCAACAGGAGAAGCCTCAACAACTGAACCCTTACGCTCAATCACATAAAGGCCAGAGGCATTGATGGTTGCAGGTTCAGTTTCGCCATCAACGGTTCGTTGCGAAGTGTTGCCGATAACAATAACGGATGAACCGATACCGAAATCAATTTCCATGTGTTCTGGAATCCAACAGGTAACTACACCATTACCTTCATAATCAAACTCAGCGTTGAGGTCAGTAATGTTTAGAATCCGGTTTCCGTTAGAAGTCGGAGTCATATTCATGTTACAGACCACGCCATCAGTTACGATAAAGCGTTGGTTATACGGCTTTTGCAGGTTCTCCATGTGCTTTCGGTCAAGGTCCACAAGAGAAACAACATTGTCCTTCAAAGAATCAACGAGGAAATCTTCAACGTTGAAGTTAGACATGTCGCGGTAATCAGAGTTATCAGGAGATAACGAACTGTTCAAGATAAGACTGTTTAGAGTCGTATCAGTCATTCCGTAAAGATTACCGTTTTCGTTTGGGATAGCGAGGAAGTGAACCCATTCAAACGTATTTGGTGCAAACTCCAAGCATGGATTTCGCTTATACGAGAATGGACGGATTTCCATTTCGCCACCATCAACGGAACCATAGAAGATTCCTTGACGACGGTATTCTTCAGGAGCAAGTGGCTTACCGAAATTCTTGTTTTCAGCACCGTTCATGTATCGTTCGGTATCATCAAGAGGAATATAATACTGTCCATCATTTCCTTCTTCTGCGCCGGGAGGAAGATTAGTCATAACCTTCTCCTGATATTCACCCTTTCGATAAGCCGAAACGGTCCACTTTCCAAGTGCATTTTGAGTCGCAACTGCAACAATACCCTTTTCCAGAGCATTATCCACATCGCGGTTATATTCTTCCTTAGCCTTTCGACGCTTCCAAGCGAGAGTGTCGCGTGGTGCTTCAAGACCGACGAAGAAACCAAAACACTTCTTAACGAGAGAATCCCCGCCAGAATTACTTGGTCGCTTCTGAGAACGTCGGTGTTGCATAACGAAACTGCGATAAAGAGCCAAACCCAGAGGGTCAGACAATTCATAGCCGTTTTCGTTACAGATGTTCTCATATTTTTGTTCTGCTTCTTCTTGCGTCATCCCAATGTATTGCAGGGAGTCTGCGATTTCTTTCTTTGTTTTTTCATTCATTTTATTCACCTTCAGGTAATTTTTTTGTTTATACTTGTCCAACCATCCACGAAAGTAATACCTTCGGAGTCATAGTTGTGGACCGCCATTCTGCTTCGCCAATTGCTCTTAGGAACTTAAACTTGATTTTTGGTTCAAGAGTTTTGTTATTGATTACTGCGTCGTGTAAGCCGATGCAAATTTCTTTGATTGACCTACCTTGGACTAATAATTTCTGCAAGTGCAGAAGAGCGGAATTTTTATTTGTTAATAGTAATTCGAGTCCTTCAGAGTATTCTTCTAGACCAATTTCAATTTGCTTTTGAAGTGAGGTATTACTTGCCTTAGCCGCTTGGACTTCAGTAATCGCCCTCCTTAAGTCCAAGGAGCCACCGGCTATAAAGGACGACAATTCATCTTCGCTAAAACGCTCGACTTCCTCTTTCTTGAGAATAGTTTGAAGAACTTCAAGAATTACTTCGTGGCTCAAAGGATTGAACCTGTAATTTGCACACCTACTTTGAAGTGCAAAGATAATTTTATTTCTATCGTTACAGGTAATAATGAAACGAATATTCGAAGAATATCTTTCCATGATTCGCTTAAGAGCGTTCTGTGCATCCGAAGTCATCCCATCCATTTCATCAAGTAACATGATACGGAAAGGAACATCGCCAATCGTTCCACTTTGCGCCACAGATTTAATAGTGGTCCTTACGGTTTCTAGTCGCCTGTCGTCTGAAGCATTCACTTCCACAAAATTATCTCGGAAAGCATCACCAAGCATTGTCTTTGCTAGAGCGATTCCTGCCGCAGTTTTACCATTTCCGGGATTACCGAACAATAATACATTAGGCATATTACGTTCTTCCACCCAAGACTTAGCATCCATTGTGAAGTGTTCTTGACCGACAATATCGTTTAGATTGTTTGGTCTATATTTTTCTGTCCATAGCATTTTAATCCCTCAATCTAATAAATACCGAGCGCCCTTCCTTTTTTTCTTCAAAGAGATGAAGAACTGTTTTGTATCTAGTATAAGTCATTGCTTGAGAAATTTTCTTATCTTTTTGATAATCAAGCAAAAATTCTCTTTTTGCAACAAAAATGTTTTCTGGGTTGATTTCCTTCATAAAATTAATGAAGTCTGTATGTTTTTGAATAATTTTCTTTGTTACACTTTTACTCTTTTTTCTAGTAGGTTTAATAACAAAAGGAGCAAACTCTTCCCAAGTCCCTTCCATCTTAACAGTAATCTTTCCAAATAAGTTTTCTTTAATCTTAATTTTCAATTGAATCTCTCCATTCATCTCTAACAGTCCAAAGATACCTTTTGTTCTTTGGCCTGTTAATATCTTCAGGCACTAGCCTGAGTTTCTTTTCATAGTCGCATTTTGCTAAAACATTAGCAGTTACCCTTGTTGATTTCGGTAACCAACCTTTCGGCATCTTAAATCTCAGCATAGATGTTAATGTTGATGTTGGAAGCGGCCTTCCTTCTTCTAAGATGATTTCAACACAACCATCCACAATCTTTTTATTTCGTTTCGCATGTTTTCTAATTTGCATAATAATCACATAAATTTATCTAGCGTCCCTGTATCATAGCGAACAGGGTCCGTCTTCTTTCGTCGCTTCTTTTCTCCAATCTTCAGCATACGACATTCTGAATTGTTTAGTTTTGACTTGGCCCAATTTTTGAAGTCTTCGTCTTTAAGTAACTGTCTTAGAACCCTTTCATCCCTTACTCCTAGTTTTCTACAGATGTAGGGAATCTTAGAATAGTTGAACCTTTTCGGAAAGTTCATTCTTCCAACGTGTCCTCCTTCGTGAGAATAGGCAAGCATTTCCCAAAAGTAATCGCTTGACCACCTACGTTTAACATAACCATCCACAAAGATAAGTCTATTTGGATGCATATTTTCACTCAGCCAAGAAAGAATCTGGGTATCTGAATGGGCATTGAATTTAAGTTTATGCATCACTTCATCCCTATCTCGGCTCTTCAAGAACTCCATACATAGACTAAAAACATCCATGTCGCTCTTAACAGGTTCTTCAGAGTTTGGAGCAATAGAAAGAATCTGATTGGCTAAGTGATTCGTTCTTCCTGCTCTTTTAATCTGACACATATCTTTGATTTCTTTAGGAACAGATTTTTCATTGATTGAAGTCAATACCACCTGCCCTCGATAGTTTCGAAGGATATGTAAAATGTCATCTTTGTTTGGCTTATGATGAACATCTTCAATAATGATTCCATCCTCTTTCGGATGAGAACCAATGTCTGTTGTGTCCACTTCGTTAGCGAACATCAACAAAGGATTTTCGCAGAAGGTTTTCGCCTTCGTGCTTTTTCCATATCCGGGTTTTCCGGTAACTAAGATTGGTCTTATTGTTTTTGCACTAGTCAGTCCCATTCCAATTCTCTCCCATTTTAATTCTAAACAATTGTTCAATTCCTTCTAATTTAAGATGCTCTCCATTTGAGACCAAAGATACTGCTTCTCTAAATGTTTTCCATTCTTGTTTTGAATCTGGTAATTCAGGTGAAACAATTTCACACAGTTTATACAGATTCTTAATCCCACCGATTCTTAAGATGGGTCTTGGTCTAGTCTTATGCTCACTTTGTTTATACACGGAATCAATATCGTGTTGAAGAAGACTTCTTTTAATGCCTAACAAGAATGGTTCAGAATCAGAACGAAGATTTACTCTTAGCCTAACTCTATAACCAATGTTAGATGAATCAACCCTTTCGATTGAAACTTCTGTCTTAGCCAAACTAAGAAAGATACCTTCAAGGTTTTCTTTACTAAACATTATCTCTCACCTTCGCCATCCCAAGGTATTCTCCTTTTAATCTTAGGAATTCAAGTCCTTCTAACACCGTGCTTTCAACCATGTCTTCTAAATCAGAATAGTCTCCGGGGAAAATAAAGCATAGATTGATTCCTTGATATGTCCCTAATGCTTTTGCTAATTCTTCATCCACTTCATCATGCACTAATGCAAATTCACCATTCTTACTTAGGAACAATAGTCTAACTGTTAAACCCTTAGAAAGCAACATCATTTCTTCTTCTGTTAGTTTAAAGAATACCATAAAAGAAAAAGATGTTACATTATCATATTTCTCTAGCCATTCAGTAACTAAGGGTTCCGAATACATCAGATTCCATCCTTAACATAATCATCATGACTCGAATATACATAATCCGGTGCGCTTTCGGGGATTGGGACATGCTGAATATGTCTTGGTTCAATTCTTTTGTGATTATGGAATTCGGCTTTCAATTCTGCTTGACTGATTAAGGCTTCACAGATACCTTCTAACTGTTCATGTAACCACATAATTGCATTCTTTGAAACTTGCATCTCAGTATTTTCTGCAATAATCTTTCTAATGTTGACTTTTGAAGTCAGTTTTCGTGTTGGAATCGCAGTAACGCTCACAGGCTCAGGGACAATAAGGCTTCCGTCTTCAGCGAAATAAGGGACCAACCTCGCCAACATCTTGCGAGGTCGCCCCTTATACGTTTCGACGTTTTGAAGATGGGCAGTTTGTCCCTCAATACGCATCACTTGATAAGTTTTACCATCAATTACTGTAAATTGTCCTTCTTTAATCATCTTTACCACCTGCTTGCTTTAGGCAATTCTTTACTGCTTCAAAATCTGCTTCACTATCTAAAAGAAACAAAGCCGTTTGGATAATTGCATCAAGACGAACTTCTCGACTTGAAATCTTCATAGGCCTACGAGTCTTCATCTTCATTGTTCTTAGCATTACCCTTTCGGTGTTAATTGGCTTAGAACCGGGTGAAGTCTTTAGCCGTTGTTCATGTAACTTCTTAAGAACAATGTAGCCAGACTTTAGACGCTTCTTATGTAGGTTAAGTGCCTTTGCTACTTCATGCTTCCTTAAATCCCCAATACGGGAAACCGAGTTATCGTTCCAAACAAAGTAATTAAAGTTCTTGTGTTTAATAGCCATTCAAATCATCCTCTCAACTTCTTCTAGTGTATTTACATCTTGTGCAAATTTATCATCTCTAATTCTAGTTACTCTAGGGAATCTTAGTCCAATGTTTCCATCAGAATCCCTAGTTACTACGTCTGCACTTACCTGCAAAACAACGCGAGGTAGCACAGAGTAGACATTACCCTTAAAACTTTCAACATTCTTTCTAAGGGTATTGGTTAGGTTAACAAGGTCAGAATCAGAAAAACCTGTCCCTACCCAACCAATTGGAGAATAGCCATCATCTGACTTTACTCCCATTTCAAAACGTCCAAAGACACCTGCTCTTTTTCCTTCACCATATGATGCTGAAACAATAACAACATCTAAATCAATTCGCGGTGGCTTGTGTTTAGCCCAAGAAACAGAACGCTTTCCGGGCTGATATTCGGCATCTGCATCTTTTACGATGATGCCTTCAAAACCTGCATTAATCGCTTCGTGGTAGAAAGCGATTGCATCTCCGCCAATTTGTCGGTGGGCTTGGTTAGGTAACTCCTTCATAACTTCAAGCCTATGAGCGTAAGGAAGGCCCAACACGGCCTCGCCGTCCATCTTCAAACAATCGAAGATTACCCATGTTACAGGGCATCTCCTGACGGCTTCCGCGTGGTCTTTGGAATGAACGCGGGTTCCCAATCGTTGATGAGGCGCAGGCGAACCGTCACCATGAATCGGGTAAATTTCACCATCAAAGATTGAGTTATCACAATCATAATCACGAATGATTTCGACAATATCTGGATATTGGTTAGTCACAATCTTACCCTTTCGATTGAAGATGATAACGTTATCACCTTTCTTATGAATCTGGTATCTGTTACCATCGTATTTATAATCAACAATCCTATTCTTCGGCCACTTATTCAAGGGGACAGCCTTTGCTAACATAGGCGCAACAAACGTTCCGTGGTTTAGAATCATAGGTGGTTCCATTCCACCCATGTAATATTCGCAAACATTAGAAATGCTGTTGAAGTTAGTGTGCTTCTTTACTTCAGATTGTGTCTTCTTAAAATGCTTTGCGAGCATCTTTACAACATTTCCAGAGTTAATACCATTACGAGGTGTGCGTAGCCAATATCGAATAAACCACTTTCGTTCGATAGCAGAAAGTGAAACAATTAAGTCATTGATTGCTCTATTAGAATCTGAATTGATTCCCGAACAATCGGCTCCTAACATTCGAAGAATTGTCGCTACAGATGTTCCCGTTTCTGAATCTGCTGAAGTGTCTAGGTAATAGACAACATCACCTAAGTCTTCATAGACTACCATATCTCCATCAATTTCTTCTTCATGTAAATCAAAAGCCTTCGCCATCCACTTCTTTGCTCTCGATAGCCCAATGTTGTTTGAAGGATATTCTAAAGCAAGAATAGCAAGAACACTACTCTTATCTTCAAAATTCTCCAGAGCCTTCGAAATCATTGAGATTTGTCTGCTTGGTAGGGCTTGGTCCGTTGCTTCCAACAGATTGCTCATCATCTTCCACGTCATTAAAATTCACCTCTGTATTTACTGTGTAAATTAAGTTCTTAATATCATCCGAAATTGTTTCATACTCTTTCGGTTCTTTTTCTTCAGTCACGAAAAACCAATGCAGGAAATTCGCAACCTTAATCCATTCATTCTTCTTCATCTTGCGATACATCATCAAGGCCCCCAAGTAATCGAAGGAAGTTAGTCATCATCATTGATGTGACTTCAACCTCTTCAAATTTTTCCTGCTCAACAAAACGGTGTGTTAGTTGAATTAGTGTTGCTTGTGTTAAAGCAGGTGCAAGCCTAGCCAAACTATCATCTGTTTGAATTTCCCAATAACAAACGAAAGAAGCCCTTGCTAAGTAATTTGCATATCGCATTTCTGTAGCCTGCGATTGGAAGTGGTCATGTAATAGTGGATTCTTTTTCAGAATCTTGCCCATTTTCTTTGACCATTCTGCATATTTTTTATCATTCGTCGTCACTAGGTAAATCTTGTTCGTATTCATTTAATACACTCTCCAAAATAAGTTCGTTCATTAGCGATTGCATCTTAGCAAAAGCGATATCTAAATGGTATGTTTGAACCCTGCAACCACGTCCTTTTCCGGGTGCAACGTCCATACTCTTTTCAACATATAACGCATATAAATCAACTAAGGAAGAAGCATGTGTAACAAACCTTCCTACTGCCCCACTTCCATATTGTCGTTTTGGATTTGCTGCTCTCGCTGATTTCTTAGCCTGCACATCACTAATGCGCTTTGGTTTAATCTTTTTTACTGTTTCAGTCATCTAACTCTCTCCTGAGAATGTTGAGAAGATATGTAGCCTCTTCTCGATTAAGGCGAATGCCTTTACGGGAAATCTTATCTCCCTTAAACCAACGAATATCAATTACGTCAATTTTATAATAGTTACCCTTGCGAACCTTAACTACATCAGTTTCGTTTCGGGGAATAGTTCCAATCAATTCGAAACCATCATCAGTCATAGGGATTCCTCCTTAAACTTCTCTAAATCTTTCCACGTTCTAAAATAGCGCGGGGCTTCTAATTGGTCTAATCGGTTAGCAATCCAACAGGCTCCACCGATTGAAGATACCTGCACAATTTCATATTGACCGCTACTGACTTCAGTAACTTCTTTTGTTGAAACTTCAGGAACAAGTCCATACATTCTAGTCAATTCAAAGGCTACATCGTTTAGGTTATCATTGATGTATTTAATGATGTGCGCCCTTTGAATAGGAATCTTAGGGGCAACCTGAAATTTAATCTTTCCGGTCATATTGCACACCTTACATTTATTTCCTTCACAAATTGGACAGTTAATTTCTGCATCGTGTGGCGCAGGTAATGTAACTGTAACTGCGCGTTTCATCAATGTTTCCTCCCCGGTTCATTAACGCCTGTAATATAGAAGAACTTTCCGTCAGGAGCCATGTAAATATTTTTCCTAAACAAATGGTGTGACTCTAGTTTCTTTTCACCATTCTTAGATAAGTTTCTTTCCAACAAAACAATATAGTCTAAAAGTTCTTGGTGCATAACTTGAGGCATAATCATTCCTCCAACGTAATTGCTACAGATGTAGTTAAGAACAGACGGGCAATAGACATAGCGGCCAAAAACGATTCACGCGCTACGCGAGCAGGGTCATAAATGTCTTCAAGATTACCAAACTCACCTGTAAGAGCATTGAAGCCGCCAAGAACCCAAGTGTTGAGAACTTCTTCGGTCATGTTTGAGTTTTCAAGCAAACAACGAATAGGTTCGTAAAGTGCATCCATTAACATATTATGCACAACCGAAAGAGTTTGTCCTGCACTTTCAGCAATAGCATGAGCAATATCAGCGTAAGTCATACCGCCACCGCGAACAATACCTTCAGCAAGAGCGGCTCTCGTTGCATTTAAAGCATCATCAAGCCTTTCCTTTGATTCTCTCATTTCAATAGCAGAAGATGCACCAATTTGGATAGTGGCTACCCCTCCCTTCAAACGAGCAACACGATGTTTAATCCGGTTCTTATCATATCCTTCCATATCTTCAGCCATTGAACGGAGTGTTTCGATTCGGGACTGAACATCACCGTCGCCACCGATAATTGTTGTGTATTCCTTTGAAACAATTACTCTCTCACAAGAACCAAAATCTCCAATGGAAACTAAGGTCGGGTCATCGTTGCTTTCATTATTGAAAATCTTTCCTCCAATAAGAGCGTTAAGATCGCCCAATTCATCTAATTGTGCATCGCCAAAGTTAGGGGCAAGAATTGCTGCAACCTGCACAGTCTGTTGAAGAATATTCATTACTAGGTTATTCATGGCCGAACCTTCAATACCCTTACACATAATGAGAAGAGGCCGCTTTTGAACAGAAGCAATTTCAAGCATGGGCAAAAGGTCTTGGAAGTTACGGAAAGAAAGGTTGGACATAAAGATGAGAGGGTTCTCAAATTCACACGTTCCGTTTTCTTTATTAGCCATTAGATGACTAAGGTAGCCTTCATCAAGACGAACACCTTCTCTAACAATTAGTTGATTCTTATAGGTTTTACCTTCTTCAACAGTAATTACGCCGTCCTTTCCTACAGTCTTTACTGCTTCAGTAATCATGCCCGCGATTTCTGTATCGTTATTTGATGAGATAAAAGCCACATCAAAAACATCATCTTCTGTAATAGATTGAGATGCTTCTTCAATCTTAGTCACAACAAACTCTTGGATATTAGAAAGTTCATCTTGAAATACCCGCATGTTTTCAATGTTAGAGTAATGACTGAAGATGTTGTTACATAACGAACGTGCAAGAATACACGCCGTTGTTGTCCCATCACCGGATTTATCCTGTGCTTGGCTAGCAAGATTTTGAACCATCTGAATACCCATTTGAACATAAGGGTCTTCGTGCTTAACGTATTTTGTGATAGTTACACCGTCATTGATGATAACAGGCGGGCTCCCTTGAAGAATCGCCGTCTTAGCCTGTGGGCCAAGTGTAGGCGAAACTGCATCAGCAACCATATTAATACCTTGCAATAGTTTTTGCTTAACTTCACTTTCTGTAGTAATCATTCATTACCCTCCGAACAACATTCTTCATAACGCCAATATTTGCCGCAAGATTCACATTCAACTGCAATTGCTCCGCACATTTAGTTCACCACACAAAAGATATCCGAATATGGAACAAACATAAAGTCACCATACTTTTCATACTTCTTTCGACCATTGAACATTACCTTCTTGTTATTAAGGTCACTATCCATCGAACAAGCAACGCACATTCCCACGTTACCGTGAGAAGAAACAATACCTGAAGCAGTTTCAGTCTTTTCAATCTTAACTACTGCGTAGTTTCCAACAGAATTAACAATACTGTAACTCATTCTTCTTCACCCTTAAGTTCAGGAATCGGAATCCAACGGCGGACTCCGGGCTTAACGTAAGCATACACATGAGTCTTATAAAACTCCTTTAAATGCTTATCTCGCTTTCCGGCCTTTGCTTGACGAGCATTTCCGGGAATATGCATTTCATCACGCTTTTGTTTAACATCTTTGGGATGACGTGCCTTATGCTTTTCAACACGCTTTGAACATTCCATCGGTTCAACAGGGACAAGCATTTGAATTGTGTTGGTGAACTTCTTTCCACCTCTTCCCTCAGTTACCTCCTTTTTATAGACCGTATGCATATTCACAGTTCCATTCTTATATGCTCGCGTTGAGCGAGTATAATCCAATGTGAACATCGCTCCACTTTCTTGTCGCTTTCTTTCAAATTTCTTCATTCTTCTTCACTTCCAATTTTTGTTAGCAGTAGGTTTTCATCATCCGTAAGTCTGATGTGGGTATATTGGTGGCCTGCTTCACCATCCCAAATACCCCATTCATTGTGACCAAGCACTTCAGCACGTCGCATGTGAATACGCCATGTATCAATCGTCTTCCAATCAGTCCCGCTAAAATACGCTGAACCAAACGGATGCGTATGAATCCAACACTTAATCGGCAATTTCATTCCGATTGGTGGTGCGGGAAAATCAACATATCCGGGCGAACCAACAGACCAATGCAAATTATCTGCACCATCAATCACTACCTGAATTTCAAGGCCGGGAAACAATCCTGTCGAACAACCCCAAATTGCTTCATTTAACTCGGGGTGATGTGTGTCGCTCATTTCACCATAAACTTCTTTATAGTGTTCCCAAACGTCTCTAATGATTCTATCAGCAGACTTCCAATCTTCATATGCAGAATCATCATCTGAATTGATTTCGTCAAAGAATCTATCCTTAATCTTTCCCATTTCATTCATCTCCATTTGTTAGAATTGCACCATACTTGGTAGCCATCTTGTCCAATCGCTTCTGAATCTTTGCGGCCTTACGCGCCACACGCTTCATACGGCGGCGTTCAAACCATCCCATACGCGGCTCAGTTTGTTTTTGTTCCTCTTCCGCCTTACGAGCGGCAAGGATGCGAGAGGCCTCCATAACAATAGCGATTCTCGAAGGTTCTTCCGAGTCCCAAATGTCCTCATATCGGCCTGCAAGAGCGCGATAATCCCTTTGGTATTTTTCGCGCATTTGGTCAATACTCAGAGTATGGAAATCAACCAAGATTCCCAACTCTTCTTGTGGACTGTAGTTACATCGATTTTTGACCCACTTTTTATCCTTGGGTGCTTCTTTTACCTCTTCCGGCAAGGACATTGGCTTAATCCGTTCAATATTCTCAACAGGGGCAGACTTGGAAGTTGGACGGCCCTTCTTATCTTCATAATTGTATTTGTTTTTGCAAGACTTCGGAGTTCTTCCTAACTTCTTAGAAATCTCTTCCCAAGTGAAATTTTGTTGCCTTAGAGAAAACAACTTGGAAGTTTCTTCATCAGTCCACCTATTAGGTCTGGCCCTCTGCATCTTTTCTACTCTATACCTAGTCATATTAGTCTTAGAGATATCAGCGTTATTAGCAACAAAAACATCACAAATACTCTTAACCTTTGGATAGGAGAATCCTGTCTTTTGGGTAATTTGCTTGTATGTAGCCCCCTTCTCTCGGAGTTTCACAACTTCCTTAAGGCTGTTAGGGAGAGACATAGCAGCAATTTCTGTATTTGCTTGCTTTTGCTCAGGGGTCGCCAATGCTCGCTTTACTTGAGAAACCGTAGGTTTCTTTCGATAAACGGCTTCAAGCCGACGAGCGATGTTTCCATAGCCCATTTCTTTCGTTCGTAGTCTTTGCATAAATTCAATTTCTTCTTCTGTAAAATTCATTCTATTCACCTCAAATATTAAAAGTCATAAACGCCTTCGTGTCTTCATTGTTAAAATACTTCTGAATCCATTGTGCGCCTGCACCTGCAATCATAGCGTTCATAAGGTTCACGCCTGCACCTGAACCATCCCAATTCTCACTTTGACACGAAAAAGAGCCTTCAGGTCCGGCCAAGAGAGAATCGTAAAGCGCAGGGTCAGCGTTATGCGTCACAAGTGCCGCATTCCTACCTTGAGCGCGAAGGTCCAACCACTTAAGGGTTGTGTTGTAGAGAGTGCGTCTAACTCCTAGGTTATCCACACAAGAAACAACGAGGTCATAACCTTCCATTTGCTTTGCAGTTAAAATCGGATAAGGGCTAGCCTTTGAGACATTATTGTGAATGTCTTGCATTGACTGAGCCTTATTCTGTCCAACATTCAAAGGCAGGTAATTCTGATAAAGAAGGTTCTTTGTTTCCACCTTATCAGGGTCAGCCACCGTAATGTCGTATTCGTTAATTCTATCCAAAAGGGGAATCAAGAAACTTCCAATTCCACCTGCTCCAATTACTAAAATTTTCTTCATTTAAATCATCTCAAAATCGTTTAGTGTTTTGCCTTTGATTTCTCTCGGAAGTTTGAATCCGAAAGGTTTAATCAAGCGTTTTACTTCTTGAATCATAGACGCACGGGACACAAAGGCGAAGTCCTCGATTGCCTTTCCTGTGATTTTATAATCATACATAATGCTCGTCATATAAACAATAGACGCCACAAATGATTTACTCTTACTGATTGTTAGTGCTTCAAGCACTTTCTCAAAATGAACCAACGTTTCACAACACAGGCTAGAAAACGTTGGGTCTTCACAGACTAGTTGGGCGAGCCTCTTTACTTCAAAGTCTGTAGTGTTTTGATTCACAGTTTTATTTCCATAGTGCTTGGTGATTCTGCGAATCAATCTATTTACCGCTTTACGAGATACGTCATATTCTTGACAAACTAATGAAAGAGGAACAGGAGTTCTGTTTTCCTTCATAACGTAATAAGCAATAGCAGTTGCTCTCACTTCCATACCGTATTGTCCAAAGACACGCTTTCGGAAACACTCACGATAAATTTGTTCGGTTCTCTCCTTAAGAACAGATGGGAAACCTAAAGAGCCGAACACCATATTAGTTAGTTGAATACCTTTCATAATTGCTCTTTCGGTATCTGAAACACCGCGAGTCATATGATGGCCTGCTCCTGTTCTTACAGTCGAAATCCTCTTATCTGTAAAACTTCCCAAGTGACCTTTATCGCCTGTTCTAGCGTTACCGAAGTCGCCAACGGTATAACCGCGAACAGTTTCTTCAAACTGTTCAATGACGATAACTAAACCGCAATCGTCGCAAACCCTTTCACCAAGTCTTTCATCAAAAGACGTTTCTCTTGAACCGCATTCATCACACCGCATTAAAATCAACTCTATATTTATTTTCTTTTGCAATTAGGTAACGTTGAATTGTGCTAACGATTGTTACTGTTAAAGTATCGTTAAGAAGAGCCAAGGCCCTAGCAGCGAATTGGTCGCCTGTTGAAGAACCTCGCGCCATGTTATCAATGCAAATAGGACCACGCCATGAAGGCTTCGGCTTAATAGCATTTCCTTCATCATCATATGTAGTATGACCCGGTTGCCAGACATATGTGCTAACGTTCTGAATTTCAGACTTATACGTGCTTTCTGATAACTTCCAATCATAACCACGGCCACGAACAAACATTACTGCCCTTCCGTCTGTATCATATGTTAGTTTAATCTTTTCGGGATATTGCTTCACAAGGTCATGCATTAATTCAATCGCACGCTTTTCAACAATATCTTGTTGTCGATTCTGCTTCAAAAACTCAATCATTACCTTAACATCTGAATCCTTTGGTCGGTGTCCCATCAGACGCTCATAAAGACTCTGAGGCGAAAGGTTCTTCCAAGAACCACGCTTCTTTCCTAGAACGTAGTAGTTATAATAAGTAGTTAGGTCCTTGAAACTAATTTCGCCCCAAACGCCATCAGCAATCTCGATTGCACAAGAATCATCGTCAATCTGCATCACGTTCAAGCGAACCTCAATCTTTCTAAAGTTCTCAAAGAAGAAATATGGTAGGCGGTTTTCAATAACATAAGACACCGCTTCCGGCATATCAAGACGACTCATGAAATATTGCATGAGTTTGACAGGGCTTTCTTCAAAGATACTCTTATACAAAACGCGAGCAAGGATATCTGAAATTTCGGCAAGGGACTTAGTTTGACCATTGATTTGATACTTAGTTCCCTCCTTAGATAGAACAATTGGAAGAGAACCAAACTTAAATGATTTTGCACTTCCATTGAAATGCTTACCAAATGCTGTGACCATTTCCTTCATCTTCTTTGTGATTGAAAAATGCAGGGGGTTCTGTGTATTCTTACGGTCGGCATAAATATTAAGACTATTTGGTGCAATAACATACCTGTCTGTATCAGACCCATCAAAATAAATTCTAGCAGTATAATATTGCCCTGAATCGTTAGGCTTGTAAATATAAAATGAAATACATTGCTTTCCCATATTATCACATCATATAAATTGTTTTATCTTCTTTCTTTGCACAATGTTCGTGCATTTCTCTTTTGAAATCTTCGGGGATAAGAAGTTGTCCACCACAGATTCGGCATCGTGTAGCCGTTCTTTTCTTATAGCCACGGCTATTATCTGTATATTCGGGGTCATGTTCTTTCATAGTATCACCTTATGTAGCCCATCACGGCTAGTATAATAAATACGACGGATGCCCGCCTTTTTGATTGCTTCCATGCAATTGTCGCACGGTTTCGCCATCGCCATTCCTGTTGGCGTATGTCGAGTAACGTAAATGTCTGCACCTTCAGTTTTACTCGCCTGTTTAATGGCGTTCACTTCGGCGTGACCTTTACGGGTATTGCTTGCGATGGAAAGAATCTTTCCGCCGCGAACAATTACCGCACCGAGGCGATAGATGTAGTCGCATTCTTTTGCCTTTTTACGGGCAACCTTTAGAATTCTAGATTTTTTACACATGATAAAACCACACACAATTTACATTTAGTATTACAATTAACATCGTGATATTCGATGGCTTCATTATATTGCTCAATACGAGAGTTAAAGAAGGTATGGAACCCTTCATCAATACACTTGGGGTATCTCCACATAATTTTTGTTAGGTTTTCCCAAACCCTTCTGATTCTTTCTTCGTCATCATAGAGGCGATAGGCAATCTCAATCGCGTCTTTTATCTCAGCAAACTCCTCTCTGCTAAATTCATTTGCTGATAGACAAAGAGCATGTAAGGGAAACAATTCCCTATCCTTCTTTTTAAATTTCACAGGCTCCACCGGCACAAGCCAATTCACCAGAAAGGTTTGTCTCGTCAGTCATTTCAATAACCTGAGTTAAATCAATACCTCGAAGAGCCTTACTCAATTCATCAAAGGTTTCCTTATCACAAGTCTCAAATGGTGCTTGGGTGTATGTTCCACCATCATAAGGTAATACGGACAAACCATTATAATAGTGGCGGTTCATCCACATCCATTCACCAACATCGTTCCATTCGTCTTGCTTAATTGAAATAGTTGCAGAAACGTTATGTGTGTTTGAACCTTCACGGTGTCCACTTCGCACCCAACGAATGCTGAAGTTCTTCACACGTTCAAGAAGTTCAAATACGTTTTCACTACGAGTAATCGCACCTTTGGGAGCCTTTTGAGGAACAGAAATTACTGCCTGTTGTGTCGGATTAAAGAATTCATCTTCCACCAATTCAGGGTGATGCTCAGAAAGATAACCATAGATGGCTTCGTTCTTTCCAACACGAATACGTCGAATATAATATTCATCGTGCCATGCATGAATACCAGAAGAAGTCCCAAGAACAAGAGAAGTTGTTCCGGCAGGCTTTACGCAAGTTACACGAGCCGCTTCTTTTACTCCAATCAATTTAGAAATACGACTGTTTTCTAACTTAGCAGCGAAAGCAGCCATTTCGAGGTCGAGATGTTCAACCCTGTTTGAAGCAATACCCGTCATAGACACACCAAGAAGTGCGTCTTTTTCTGTGGTCTTGCGCCAGACTTCACGAAGATAGTGGAAATCTGAATAGCCTGCTTGAAGAGTTCCGAGAAAAGCGGCGGCTTTCACTCTAGATTCAAGGTCTGTTTGGTCTTCAACATCGGAAGCATTTACCTCAGTAAGATTACAGAACTGATAAGGTCGCAAAGCAATTTCACAACAGGGATTGGTTCCCCAATCCTTATCGTTACTGAAATAAAGTCCGGGTTCGCCTGAACCACTTGCTTCAATGCGCTTCCACAAATCCATAAAGAATTCCTTAGTTACACGGTGTCGGAGAATAACGGCAGAATTGTTTGCACGTCCACGTTGAGGGTTGTTCTCCCACCAAGAGCCAGACTTACATGCAATCATTTCAGCATCATCAGCAGAGAAAAGACTAATCATAGCCGCACGACGAATACCGCCACTAAGAACTGCATCAGCAATGTGGCACATGATATCATGTGAATGAAGAGGGCTTAGTTTTTCACCATCTTGAATGTTTTGAAGAATCCCCTCAACCTTAACGAGACATTCACGAAGAGGTTGAGGTCCGGGTGCTTTCCCACCAGAAGTTTTCAAAATAGAACCCTTTGGTCTAATATCAGAATAATCAAAAGCAGGAGTCGAAGTGCGAATACCAATATAAGATTCCATTAGAACCTTTACAGCATCAGCCCACCCTTCGATAGAATCAGCAATAAGGTGACGACGCTTACGGTCGGCTTTGGGATGACGAATTTCTGGTAATTGTTCAATATGATGTCGTTGGACGGAATATCCCACCCCCGTTCCACCGAGAAGAAGGAACATAGCCTCAGAAAAAGATAAATAGGAGTCAAGAGGCATATAAGCACAATTATAGATACGGTTTGGGCTAATTTCAATGGGTTTCCCTCCAAATTGCATAGAGCGCATAGACGGCAAAACTTTCTTTGCCCTCACAAATTTTTCATACACAGATTCAATTTCACCCGCAAGGTCAGGATAAGTTTTAATGTGCATATTTCTATTTCGAGTAACAATCTCGTCCCATGTTTCTCGACGAGTTAGATTCTCGTTATATTTAGCGTATTTCATATGCACGGTAATATCAGATAAAATTTCTGTGTTCATGTTTCAGCACCTCACTTTTGATGTTTTAGGTAGTCTATCTAGGGTAGTAAAAGAATAGATAAAATCAGACCCATCACGGGTGATTACCCATTCCTTTTCTTCGTGAAAAACCCACTCAGAGAAATTTTTGATTGCTTCAATTCCATGAATAGCAATCAGTTCATTTACGTCTGTGTATTCAGCCCCCGCGTATTCAACGCGAGTCTGTCCCGACGCATAAATGTAGCCCTTCTTGCTTGTCGCAATTACGTGGCTTTCGGGATAAAAGTCTGGTTTAAAGGCGGCAACTTCATCAAACACAACGGGAGTATTCATACTCCAACCATTTAATTCTAGCATTAGTTTTAATCCGCCTATTGAAATTAAGTTTTTTAAGTCCATGGTTCTCAATAAAAAAAGGGGAGCGCAACCATAAAGGTCACACTCCCGAATAAAAGTGGGGGAAGAAGACTATGGGCGGTCTTCCTCCCCCTAAAAAGGGTTGCAGCCGGAAACTAACGCTTCAGATTGCACCTCCCACAATTGCGGGAGTTAAATCCACACTCTCGACTGTATTCCAATCAAGAGTAGTAATCTGTTCGCGGCTAACCATTTCACCATCAACAAACACCCAATGAGTAGGGTGTGTATCAATTTGTTCAATAATTTCTTCAGACGCGAGCATTACTTCTGTATGTCCTGTTTCATTCAAAATCCTTAACTTAATCATTATAAACAACCTCCGTTGCATAGTCTCCAAGGCTACAACCCTTATGAACCTTGACTGATGAGAAAGAGCCGCCCTGCTCATTCCTCATAATTTTCCCTCCTTTCAAGCGAAGCAATCAGCCGGTCTGCATCGCTATAGGTGCATGGACCTCGGATTTCTCCGTTTAGTTCCATGATTCGTGTAATCTGCTCATCTGTGGCGCGGAGGGTTGCACCATAAATGCTTTGAAGATTGCTGATATGCTCCGTAATGTCTTTGCCTCTAACAACCTTAGAAATAATCCTGTGATATCTCCTAAGATAGTTTCTTGACGAACAAACGGCAGAACAGGCATGTGTTACGCCATAAAGTTCTTTCATATTAATGACGTTGGGATGATTCATATGCTCATCAATCTCCAATGCCTGACTAATATCAAGACGATTTTCACTTTCTTCTCTCATCTCAGCCAAGCGTTTCTGCTCAATCTGACGGAGCCGGTTTCGCTCTCTTTGTTCTTCTCGTTGTCGAGCGATTCTTTCTTGACGCAACCGACGAATCTCCTTAACTTCTTCAATACGTTCCTTACGTCTTGCATCATAACGTTCCTTCCATTCTAAATAAGCAGGCCTATGTGCCGCATCTAGAAACACAATATCTGCTAACAATGTTTCATTTGGATAGCCACGGCTTCCAATTTGATTGCGGCTATTATTAGGATTATCCCAACGCCAAAAGACGGAGGCCATTTGATAACCATGAGTGTTCCTAACGCCTTCAGCCCTCTTTCGAGGCTTCATCTTTTCAATGTTGCGTTCAGTTTCAGTATCCCAAGAATATTCTCCTGTTCCAATAAAGTTACGCCATTGGTCAACTTCACGAAGACCTTCAATCAAGCCATTGAACCAATCACCATATTCTGCCCACCAAGCATCTGCCTTCATGTTCTTCATACGCTCCTTAATCCACGCTTGAATTTGCGTATCACTAACAGTTTCAATAGGAATGTTAAGTTCCTCAGAAATGTTACGAGCAATCATGTAAGCGTTAATGTGGTCAGAACCAACACATTCGATTTCACCTGTAAGGGTGTTTTCGATTGCAAAGTGGTAATAAATTGTGTGACCACACAAACAAAGGCCCGGACCATTTTGGGATTCTTTTACCCAATCTGGAATATTAGTGTCATGATACTTAGGCCACCAACAATCACCTGTTGCTCGCCATTCACGAACTGCTTCTTCCTTATCATCAGAAATAGATTTCTCAACCATTCGCTGAATAAGTTTGCGGTCCCAATGACCTGTTCCAAGTTTTCTTAATTTCAATTTGACAACCCCATTGTTGTATCATCATCACTATACGGCCAACGGCCTTGTTCTCTAAGACTTTCAATGTCTCCGATAGCAATACCGTCTTCAAGCCAAGCAACACCACCATTCAAAAACTTAATGTGAACGGGATATTTTCCGGTATGAAGAATAGTATTCAGTTTAATGTGACCTACATGACCACGACGGCATTGAACATTCAAAATTGGGTTCTGAAACCAACCCTCATCGTTCATTGGGTTAGTGTGATGAGCAACACCCAATAGTGAATCTACGGCATCAATACCTTCTTCCATGCAAGTTGAACAGTTAAAAGCAATAGGCATACCAATGGTATGAATTTCACTAGCCATCATAACTGTAGGAATAATGCCTTTCTTATTTGCATACTCCAAAGCAATTTCATTTGCTCGAATATCACGACGCCGCTGTGCTTCTTCATCACGCTTTCTGAATCCCATTTCAATCCCATTCCATCTTTTCATTCGCTCGTTGCTCACCAAGGAAAGCATCAAGAATCTCATCTATCTTCTCGGGGAAGACATTGATGATTCCTGCAATTGTCTTTCGGTGCAGACTAATCCAAATACGGTGATACATGTTAAGCACCATCTTTGGTTCATCATTCTCATTCATCGTAATGATAATGGGAGGAAGTTCCTCATCCATTACCTTACGAAATTCAACAGGCTTTGTTTTATCTTTAATCATGTTCATTCTAATTCCCTCCACGGGGGGCTATTATTTTCAACTAATTGTTGATGAATGAGATTCATTGAATCATTTAACATTCCCCACCTTTCATCAATAATAGCATTGATTTGTTCTTCCATATCTTGAAGAATCTTCTTCCTAAAATACCTAAATATAAAATTCATTTCTAATCACCTCTTTTAAATACAGGCAGGCACGGAGGGAATCGAACCCCCATCCTCGGCTTAGAAGGCCAAGATGCTATCCATTACACCACGCGCCCCTGTATTTAAGATAGATAGGCCCCCATGACGCTAAGTGCGCTCTTGTGGTCCTTCGTTTGAATCATGTTCTCAACACGACTCAACACGTCCATATCGTTGCAGTTCCTTTCAACGAATGCAACAGAAATCATCGTTGCTAGGCTCTCAATGGAGGCATTAGTCAGCAACTTGGACAATTGATAAGACATATTGGTTAGCAACATGCTATTGACCCTACATTCATCACATTCGACACGCATAGGCAAATCATCATCCCAAGCAGATGGGACAATCCTATAACGTTCTCCATTACATACATCACATTCAAAATTATAAGTCATTCTGGTATCACCTTTAGTTTAAAGTTAGCATTCCACTTCTTATTAAAAGCAGCGGTTCTCTCATTATATTTGAGAATGGCGTGATGCTTAGGCCACCATTCGGGTTCGCCCCTTACGGGCTTCCAAGCCGCAAATTCCCACTTACCTTCAAGGTAATAGTGGCGGTAAGATGCGATAACAAAATCCCAATCTGTTGCATCAGGATTATCTTTGAAGTATTGCACACCATCAAGACGATATTTGTCGTCCATAGCAATCCATACAGGACTTGCTTTTGATAGGTCACCCTTCACATATTCTTCAATATCACGAATACGCTTTTCTGTTCGATGAACACGATTCTGATAACGAAACGTGTATTCCTTGCAAAGAGCAAGCCCATGATGATAAAGCCATGTGAAATTGTCTTCGGATTCCCTCGCCCATTGGGTTGAGGGGTGGTTAAGCATGGCGGGCTTCATCAAATGCGAGCCGGTGCGAGCATGAAAATCTTTCAACTCTGCGAGTTTGGGTTCTCTTCCATGTTCATGAACAAATTGCTTATAAAGAACATTAGTGTGAAGCATTTGACACGTTTCCGTGGGCATCTTCACAATATGCTTATCCAACATTTGTTGTGCGGCATTCGTAGGGTCTATGCTAAGAGCAAAAATATTCATTCTTCTCCCTCCAATTTTACTCCGTCTAACATCATAGGTCCAACGTAGCCATAATATGCAATAGCACAACCTTCACATAGGGCCATATCAGCGTATTGCATGAGATAATTGGGGATTACACCTAAAGGCAGGTCACATTCCCCACATCGCATTACAGTAAATTCAATATTGCTCATTGCTCTCCCTCCCAATAAATTACTCGATTCATGATAACACAATCATAAACAAACTGAATAAAATATAAATCATCCTTATTATCATGAAGTATTTCAACAATTTCATTAATCATATCTTCAGTCAATTAATTCCTCTCCTGCTAATCTGGTGGGCTTTCTTGAAGGAGTAGCCCCTACTCCGTAAATCCTTATACCGCTCACGGCGGCGCATTTCAACACTCACCAACCGATTCAAATATTTCGGCTTCCAATAGTGATGTTGTGTAATTGGGATTATATCTTTCATTCGCTTCATCAAAACACCTTTTACATAATTCATATTTAATTGTGGCTTCGGGCAACTCAAACCCGTGCCGATAAAAAACCACCTCGGCTGAATATGAGGACTTCAATCCACACTTCAAACAAGGGGGTTTTCTTTTGATATCTTCAGGCTTCATAGAGATAGCCTTTCTAAATGCATCTAATAGTTTCATAGTTCCCACCTGCTAAGAAAATAACAAACTAAACCTAAAACTAATAGAAAAATAAATACTTTTATCCATTCCATAATTATCACCTAAAGGGGGTGAGGGAAGAACACGACTGTTTAACGAATCCAAGCCTTTCCGTTTAACGACCTTGATTACTGCGAATACCGAGTAACACAAACAAAAACTGGTCAGGATATGATCTTCTGTTCTTTTTACTTTGGAAACCCTCAATGGTGGAAAACCTACCTTTGTAATATAAAGAGAATATGCCGGTAAGAAGGCACGGAATATACACACTTCCTCTCCTCAATACACCAAACACAGGACGAATAGGTTTTTACTTCCTAAACCACCATTATCCCTTAAGACGACCATTGGTCGTCAGGACTAAAACGCCTTCCCGTGCATAAACTCACGGGACTTATTATACTCCAACTTGGCGATAATTGCACCTGCAATATCTAAGTCCTTGCCCATCGCGTAATCCATAATGCGAATTACTGCATCAGCAAGTTCTTCTTCAACCGCTGAAAACTCGATAATCTTATCTGAGGAGGGATTACCCTGCCTCATGGCTTCTAATGCTTCAGATAGTTCTGAATGAACAAGTGCAATAGATTCACCATCGTTTCGGGCATCATCCCAGAAACCATGCTTTACTGCATTCATCCAAACCTTCTTTGCAATTCTATGCCATTGTTCTTCAAATAGTTTTTCAGTCATTTTTACACCAACCTGTAACAAGTCCGACAACGAGTTTCGGTGACTTGACGGATTTCGATAACTCGACCCGACATATCCACGACACGCATTGGCTTAATAAGTGTTCGCATATCACATTCATTTCCATTAATACAGTTCATTTTCATTCCTCCGATAGATGTGTTGTTTCTTCAAGATACCTTGAATAGAAATGCGAAAGTTGGTTAATTGCTTGAACATCTTCCATTGTGTCTCCATGAAGGCCCAATGATGGACTAGACCAACTTTCAGAATAAACACATGTTGAACTCGCAACACGCGGAGCCCAAGTTGGAACAGAATAAATACCAATGAAAATCTTAGAGTTCCGATACCTAATGGCAAAGTAACTTCCATCTTCAAATTCCCCATCCGCTTGAAACGGACAAGTGCGCGTATCTACAATGTATTTTCTAATCATTCTTCAGACCTCCCAAACGGTCCTTCGACCTTTTTATCATTAATTTGAAATTCATCACAAATCACATCGAACAAAGTGTATTCTTGCTCATAGTGGCGATGATATGCAGTTTCTAGGAAGTCAATAATCATCCATTCTTCCATGTGACTATAGTCTTTCATATAAATCACAGTATCGTTTTCAACATATCTTGTTTGACTGTCAGCCTTTTCATCCCATTCTGAGGGTTCTTCAAGCATGAACAGTTCAGGAGTATAGTCAATTGATTCAATAACAATACTATAATCATAAGCAGAGCGCCTCAAAGTAAATACATCACCATTCGTGAAGTGTCCTCTAACTTCAATTTCACCCAAATCATGGTCAAAAGGACCGTGCAAAATAACACGATAACTCTTTACATGAGATTCTCTTTCTCCATACATAATTTTATATTCTTCCATTTTAATTCCTCGAAAGTTGAGCAGTTTTAATTCATGCTCAGGAATTTGAATGGCGAGCCGTGTGGGGTTCGAACCCACGAATCTTCGGGTTAAAAGCCCGACGCCTTACCTGACTTGGCTAACGGCCCATTTTGGTTTTACCTCAGTTAATCCCCGGTTGAGGACCACAGTAGTAAAGGTTCTTCTTTGCGCGAGTAATCGCAACATAGCAGATATTGTTTTCTTCTGAACCACCACGGGGATGAGGCATCCTATCTGTGGCGAGAATATAGACGTTATCTGCTTCAAGACCCTTAGCCTTGTGAACGGTCGAAAGCATCACATCACCATACGTCTTTCCATCAAAGACCTTCTTAATCTCGGTAATGATTCCACCAACAGTTTCAGCACGGGAAGCAAAGATGCGAATACATTCGACTTTATCCTCAAGGTTGTTTGCTTGATTCTCCTTTCCTGCATCACGAAGACGCTTCAGCATAATTGCCGTGTTGGTTTCAAGATGATTCACAAACTCACGCGAAGTCATCCTTTCATCCTTTGAAATCTTCTTGACGTGGTTAATCAATCCCTTCGTCATATCACGGCCAAGAATGTAGCAAGAACGCCCTTCCAAAATCAATTGATAGAAAGCGTTGATGAGAGGTGCGTTATATCGGCAGAGAACAATATCTCCACGCACAGGATTAAACGCTGCGTTCACCTTAACGGAGCCATTGATTGCAGTTTCAGGACATGAAAAATCAGAAACGTAACGGTTGGCTTCCTTAACGACGGTATGGGGACAACGCCACGAAACCGACAGGGGAAAATCCTTGATTTTTCGGCCACGCGCTTCGAGGTCCGACTTGAAAAGGTCCATTGAATTTGAATCGGCTCCACGGAATCCGTAAATTGCTTGGTTAGGGTCGCCCACAACCACAACACGGCCATTTGCACCGATACATTCCTTGATGAGACAACGTTGCATCTCGTTAAAGTCCTGCGCTTCATCAACAAACAGAATATCAAAGACAGGGAAAACGTAGTTCTCCACAAGCGGAAGCCAAATCATGTCGTCAAAATCAACTTCATGTGCATTGTTTCGAGCAATCGTCAAGATTGCAGGAATAGCACGAATGGCGTCGGCTTCGGTTCCCTCTTCAAACTCGATATTATATTCATCAATCAGACGGTTAATGGACTTAACATCAGTTCCTTCAACCATCGAACCCTTCACAAGAGAAATCAACTTCACAAGAGGTGCGGCATAAAAATCCTTTCCAAGCAATTCTCCAATAATCTGCCACGTTTTCTTTGTGTTCACCTTTGAACGGACACCATTTGAACGAATGGCCGCAAACCCAAGTGAATGAAACGTCTTTGCCGTAACATCATCAGGCAAACGCTCGCCCAATTCAGTCGCAATACTCTTATTGAAAGCAAGGAAAGCCATACGGCGTGCATTTGCACGGTGCGATGCTTCAACGATTGTTGTCGTCTTTCCGGTTCCTGCACCGGCATAAACGAAAACATCGCTCGTTCCATTTTCAATTTCTTCAAAAATTTCGTTTTGTTGTTCTGTCCAATTACTCATTTTTATTCCTCCTCAAGTTTAATATTATGAATGAAGGCTTCACAGCCTTCAAGATGAATTAATAGAAACTGTTCAAAAGACAAGTCAAGTTCCATCGAAACCTCACATTGCAAGTATTTTTCCAAGTATCTATATTTCAATTGTTGGAATCTTTTCACTCTTCCTCAACTCCAAGATTAAAGACAATATCACGAAGAGTTTCCTCGTCTTGGGGATTCCCCTTCATGTAAAGATAAATCAACCTAAACATGATTCGCTTTGCATTCGATTGCCTATGCTTGTCCATAACAGAACAATGCTCAATAAGAGCATAAAGGTCAAACGTCTTCGCCAAATCGCCGCCAATATAAAATCGCATATTGGGCAACGGTTTCAGCATTTCATTCATGACGTGAAGAGCATAATGGCCCTTATCATCATCAACAGTCACCTTCATCATTTCAAACATGGCCTTAGCCAATGCCGCACAGTTTTCCATCATCATTTTCATGCCTCCTCAAAAAGATACTTCGGGAAATCATAATAGTAGTCAAAGACCTTTTCTGACTTGATATCATAAAGAGCATAAGAGTCTTCATCACCCGCATGGAATGAAAGAGTCAGTTCAAAATATTCATGGTCAGCATATTCGCCAACCAGACCACCCTTAAGACGGTGACAATCCCAAATAGAAATATCAAATGGATAGTCAGGGACTTCTAAATTATCCCAACCATTTGCAGTAACAGCAATCAGATTTTGTAATCCATCAACACCAAACTGTTCAATCGCTTCAGTTACAGAAGCCGCATATTCATGCAGTTCATGTGGTCCATTATTCGTATTTGTATCCATTTTAATTACCTCCCTCTAATTAGGGGAAAATGAAGTCCGGTAAAACGACCGGAACCTCGGCACATAATTTGGTGATTAGGGTCGCGGAAAAGCAGGTAATAGAGAACCATGACGAAAACTATCGTAGCCCAGATGGGAGGTTTCTGCTTTATTATTCGGGCAAAACCGCGTTTGCTTAGGAAGGAGACAAACACATTTCTGTGCTGCTTTAGGCTCCCTTGTCTGCTACTTCCTAATTGAATATAAATGCGGGAGGCAGGATTTGAACCTGCGAAACATTATGTAATTGGGCTTAAACCAATCGCCTTTGACCGCTCGGCTACTCCCGCTTGAATTGTTGTGAAAGGCGACACAACACTTGATTGATGGGCTTTCCGACCACATCAACAGGGGGGAGGGCCAGACTACATAAGGGGAGGGCCGCGATGCCTCGGTCCCCTTCATTTTGAAAAAAGTCCGGCTCAACTCAGTTTGAGATAAAGGGGGGAAGGCAGGCAGGGTTGGATTTTAGGCCCAACCCTGCCTGTTTTAGAGAATACCGCAGTATTCAATCCTTCAGGGGGGGATTATTAGGTAATCACTCCTCGCTGACGGAATCGCCAAGCAATCCGTCAACCGTGCCGTCCCAAGAACCGTCCTTAAACATCTTGGAAAGCGTGTTTCGTGCTTTCTTCGACTGAGCAGCGGCATAGTCATCAGCAGACTCATATTGTCCACCGCCAGACTTTGCATGCTTCATCGAAATAGCCGCGATAACGGCATCATGGCCGTAATAGGCCAAAGCCGCTTCATGCACAACGCCGCAAACACGGTCAATTGCTACACGGGCAGCAGCAGGCACTTTGCTCTTTTGACCGCGACGGAACGGGGTTCCATCACGACCGCGAAGCAACGCCTTTAGCGCGTTTGTCGCAGCAGTTCGTTCATTGGGGTTGTTGTTCCCCACTTGCAGGTTTAATTCAACAACCTGACGCAGAGAAGCGTCAAGTTGGTCATCAGCCGCAAGGTAGTTGTTGACCTCGATAACGAGGCTGTTCCACTCCATTTCATCCATTTTATTTCTCTCCTATTTCTAGTCGCCCGAAGGCAACCCTCCGAGGGGCTTTGGGTATATGAACCCCAACTTTGAGGATGAACCTACGTTTCCATTGGAGTCAATCCGATTCCAAATTTACACCTCTTTTTTGTCCAAAATACTTTTTACTTATGATACATAACATTTTCATTTCTAAAGGTCTATGAACCTATTCTAAGCCTAACAAACGCTATTCCGTCAGTTTGCCGTCGTTGGGCTTTTGGAAAAATGTCTCCAAGTCAGGGCCACGATTATAACTTAGAAATGAAGGTTCTGGCTATCTATGCAACACAAACTCGAAGTTTCTTCGCACATGGCCCTCGATTCTAATATTCTAAATTCTAACGACCCCCCCTCCCCTCTCCTTTCTATTCCATGACCCCCCCCTCCCTTTCTGTGGCTCTCCTAAGTAGTAGTAGTAGTATAGTATATAATAATTATAAAATTAAAATATTAGACTACCCTACGGGTTGTGTTGCATAACCCTCGCGTTTCTTCGAAGTCTTTCGATTCTAACCCCCAACGACCCGTTATAAACATGAATTACTTCACTATAGTATAAGATACAGATATAGTCATAACGTATAGTCATAAGAGCAATTGGTGATGACCCAATTAACGCAGGCAGATTCAAGGGGTTAAATGATTATACCCTAATAAAGTAAGAAGAGGGTAGGTATCTAAGCCAAACGCTTTCTTTCCTTCGTTTAACAACCATATGGTATGCTTTGAAATCCCCATACATAAAGTCAAAATTGCCATATTAGACGTGGAAGGTGAAAACATGATGAACGGACACTTGGACAATGAAACGCGCGACTACATGAACATGAAGGGCATTGAGTCCCTTCAAATGGCCCTCGGGGTGTGTGCTGATAGGTTCGGCACATTCTTTGAATACAGGGTCCATTTGAGGCAGGCAGCGCACTTTTTCGGCTCGGACGAATTTGACGCAGAATTGGCCTTCTTTGAGGCTGCATGGGACGAGAAGTCCTATGTGAACATCGAAGCCCTATTTAGGCCTTGGATGGAGTCCTAAGCGTGAAAAACCAAAAAATCGGCACGGATTTGCGACCCGTGCCGGTTTTCCTCCACGTTGGGGTTTCACCTTATCTCAAAGTTACGTAACAACCATATGGTAATGTGACTTTGATGAATACCCTAATAAAGTCCATTTAACGCATTAAGCATGGTGAACGATTGGAAGCCCGTTGCAGTTATGGAAGGAATGCAGGAAGTTTGGGTCACTTTCTATAGTGAAGAACTCGACCAAGAAAAGAGCATTCAAATTTGCTCAGTTGATGACCTGATTTGGCGTTTTGTTGGCGATGACGTTTCTGAATTGATTGAAGAGGAGGGGTATTGAATGACCGAGATAAGTTATGAGAAAGCGCGAAAGGTGGCCATTGCATGGTCGCTTAGAATGTATTTGGGGCGAATGCCCACAAAAGAAGAGGTTGAATTGGCCTTGGAACTAACAAAGGAGGAAGAAGAATGAGCATGAGTAGGAAAGATTTTGAAATGTTTGCGGACGCTTTCGGAAAGGTGTTTTTTGGATGCCTTCCGAATTTGGATGCGTCGGAAGGTGTTTCTTTGGCCCTTAAGGCCTTCATGGACGTTTGTGAGGAGATTAATCCTCGCTTTGACCGTGAGAGGTTCAAAGATCGCGTAAAGGACCAAATGCGAGGCGAATGGGAATGACCGATGACCCCAAATTGTCAGGATTTGGGCGAGGTCATTTTAATCCCAAAGTTACATCTGACCATATGGTAGTAAAACTTTGAGATAGAAAACCCCAATGGTCAAAAATTGACCAAAGGGAGCCACGACGGGGAATCATAGCCTAATCACTCTTCTTGAGTCACCTCCGACTCATTAAGGGCAGGAGGAGTCATGCCCTGCGGAATACCGCCTTCAACCGTTCCATTCCAACGGTTTTCCTTCAATGCAACCATGCACGCGCGACGGGCCTTCTTGCCGAAATACTCGGCCATATCGGCAGGAGTCGCATAAACGCCACCGGTCTTACCGTGCGGAAGGATGACTTGACCCATAAGGTCGAAATGGGCCTCAAAGACACCCACAAAGACACTTTCCACCGCATTCACCACAGAATCCACAGATGCCTGCACTTCTGGGCTGAGGCTTGAACCTCGACCACGCTTGATGAAGGTATTTGGGAGGCCTCCGGCCATCGCCCGAATACCCGCCCAAAGGCGTTCGGATTCTGCATTGTCCGACGCAGACGCCTGAAGAAGGTTCAGGGTTCCGCGCAGGACTTCGGCATAAGGGCCTGCATCGTTTTCATTCAGCCAAGCGAGTCCAATACTCGCCTTCGTGTTCCAATATTGTTCGTTCTTTTCAATCGCCATGATAAATCACCTCATGTCGGCTTTGACTCCCCGTCGAAGCATTATAGAGCCATTATCACACTTAATATAGGGTTATTCCAAAGTAACAACCATATGGTAATAAACGCTTTGGAAATAAAAAACCCCGAAGGGCGGTGAGCCGGATTGAATACCGACATGAATGAAGCAGTTTAGGTCTGCTTTGACCGTCGCTCTCTAGTTCCTGAGTCTAGAAGCCATTCAATCACATTCACCGACGAATCCGCTAAGATTCGCGCCCTTTTGAGGTCTTACCCCGGCATGTTTCCGTTAAGCCAGAGCATCACGCATTCACGCATTCTCTCTGGAGAAACTGACCCGCTAAGGTCGAATGTGTCCCTTACCCCCGAGCAGAGGGTTTTCGGGCATCACCTGTGCCGGTGGCCGCCGACACATTATAGGACATTAATGAGACTATATAGGGTAATCCACAAAGTTACATTACCATATGGTAAGAAGGCTTTGGAATGAATAAACCCCAATTTGCGATAAATCGCAAAAAGGGAGCCACGGGGCGCGTGGACGCTTAATCATTCCTTGTTATCCTCCATAACAGGGAAAGACTGAGATTCAAGCCCTTCACGGGTTCCGTCCCAGATTTTCTCTCGATAACGACGCTTAAGGTCGTTACCCATCTTTGAGGCATAGGTGTCCCTAACCTCTTCATCGGACTCAAAGAGTCCTCCGCCGCTCTTTCCATGCTTTCGCATCAAAAGGTAGTTATCGCCGCTGTTCCACGCATCCGCCATAGCCTCACCGTGAGCCAAAGAAAGCGCATCAATGACGCTTTCGACTTCATCAGGCAAAGACGAGCCACGACCGCGCTTGATTGGCGAATTGGGCAGAATGCCGAGAATGGACCGAATACCGGCCCACACACGCTCACGCTCTGCATCTGTATCAGCCGGAAGAGAAAGCATACCCAGAACCACGTCATGCATGGCTCCTGCGTCGTTTTCGTTCATCCAAGCACTAATTCGGTTGATGTTCGTTGTGAATTTTTCTTGTTCCATTGTTCAATTCCTCCAGAGGTCAGTTAAGCCCCCACTACGCCCCGTAGCATTCAAAGGGCCAAGATTGACTATAAATAGGGTTGAAGCAAAGTTACAACCATATGGCTTTGCTTCTAAATTTTTTTTTATTTTAAAATTGCAATCTGAACATTTTAATGTTAATCCTACGGCCTTTACAGGCATTAAAGGGTTAATCATTTCGCCCCACCGACACGGTTATATGGTCCACAAGAATACGGAGATACGGAGAGCATCATGGCTAGCGAGCAAGATGTAAAGGACGCATTAACCTCTGTTGTTGCGTCTATCGAATCATTACTTGCAGATATTAAAGGTAATGAATCTAAATCAAACAAACTTACTCCCGAAACAAGATTACTCGTTAAGCAGATTCGCACACAATTAAACACAGTTAAGTCCGAATTACTCGATTACATGAGTCCCAAGACTGTGCAAACGACGTTATTTTAACATTTCAATTTAAACATTTAAAAGTTAACATTAAATTAAAATGCGCGCGCCGTTAACATTTAAATCTTAAAATAAAAAAGTTGCGCGTTAATCATACACATTTTAAACTGGAAATACATAAATTAAAATTTTAAAAAAAACGCAAGTGCCGAAAAAATTCCGCGCCATTTTTTGAGAAATTTAGGTGATTAAGATGAATTGGGAAAATATTCTTAAGAACTTGCAAGAAGAGACTAATAGAAAACACATTCGAGAAACACGGGAGTTAGTAAATGACGCAATTATTCGCCTAGCAAGAACAGGCGAACATAAAGAACTGCGTATGGAACTAACTCGCATTCACGATAAACTAGAAAAACTGGAGTGAATTAAAATGACTTGGAAAAACATTTTAAAAGCAGACTTAGAAGATATTGCAGACGATATTGATAATATCGTTGAGATGATTAATGATAAGGTTATGGTTAAAACTTACAGAACGGGTGGTTTAGAAAGAGTAGATAAACTCTTAGCATCAGCCGTAATGGAATTACAAGCAGCATCTAATCTTCTTTTGGAATTGCAAGACTAATAAAAAAATCCCGCCAAATTTTGAGAAACTTTTTCATTATACAGCATAGGTGACTAATATGACTTGGGAAGATATTATCAAAGAAGAACCTCGCAAGTGGAAAATGGGCGGGAGAAAGAAAGAGCCATTAACAAAATACGGCACACTTGCTGGAATGGCTGAAGATTTAATCGAAGTGGCGATTATGGAAATAATGTCTACCATTAATGCTGAAATGGTTGCTGAACAGCAAGATATGGATTTGGAAGAGGTAGGGCTTAGAGCATTGGTTCTAGGACTTGAAAGGCTTAGAGAAAGGCCAACATATCGACGTTTATCTGTTAAGTTAGAATGAGGTGAGCAATATGACTTGGGAAGACATTGTTAGAAAAGCAAAGGACTACGAAACAGGTAGCCCCTTAGTTGAGGGACCAAGAACAAAAGAGGAACAAGAAGAAGCAGACCTCTATTTTAGAGGTAGCAAAGAAGAACAGGATAAATACCTCAAGGAGCAAAGTAAGAAACGTGCAAGAATAGACGAAGGCATTTATGTAAATGCTTCTGTATTAATTCAATCCTTTAAGCCTGTTTCTAAGTATTTAAAGGAAGAGTCTAAGAATAACTCTGACATTCAAGTTTTTCTTAAACGCTTTAAAAATTTAATTGAACAGGTTCTGTTAAGAATCGAGAATTCCATTAGCCAAGAAACTGACTTTGTGGAAGATTGGACACAACTAACTACGGCAAGAACAAATCAATACTATAGAAAACTGAGAGATGACTATAGGGAAATTAAAGATGACCTTTGAGGTGAACAATATGACTTGGGAAGATATTTTAAAGAAAGTATCCCCTGTTTTTCAGGCTTCTAATTGGAAAAATCCTAGAGAATTGACTAGTTTATTATTTGCTAGAAACATTGGTTCAGGATTGATTGAAGAACTTGATTTAAATGATGCTTACTTTTTGCTAGATGGGCCATTCTATGATGAAGATATTGGTAGGATGCTGTATGGCGACAACCATACAGGCGATTTAGAGGCAGATTTAAGAATTGTGGATGAATTTTTTACTGCATTTAAGGAAGCCTTTAACATTACTAGAATCAACCGAGGCAGAAACGGAATTAACAATGAAATGGGAAATATGTTAATCAATAAAATACGATTCGAAGGAGATAGGGAAATCTATGATAAATTAAAAGGTTTTATTAAACCTCAGTATCATCAGGGTTTTGAAAATTCAATTAAAAGATTCCAAAAGAAAAAAGAACAGAGGTGAGCAATATGACTTGGTTTGATATTTTAAAAGACGCAAGGCTAGAAGGTGTATATTTAGAATTAGGTGATGGTAAGGTTCTCGTAGGGGATGATTTAGAAATCACGCTTGAATTAAAAGAAGTTTCTGGAGATTACCGTAGAAACCCCTCGGTTTTAGGAGATTCCAAAGAAAATTTGTCTGATTCGAGAGGATATTCATTTTATGATTATGAATACGCTTTTATGCCTAAATTGAAAGGAAGTATTACTTTAGTAGATGAGAATGACGTAGAGATAAAGGAGTTCAAAGCAGAAGAAATTGGCGTTTCATTTGAAGGCGGCTCTTTCAAAAACATTAAGGATTTCCCTGTTCCCATTAAATTTTTAACCGAATTAGATTATGATAATGAGGAACCTTTTATTTATATTACTATGTTGGTGGGTTGAATGACTTGGAAAGATATTCTAAAAATTGATATGAAAGAGGCTCGTCGTCTTGGGGAAAAATATGCTCCCGAAGAAATGGGAAGAGGGCCAACTAGAGATAATGGGATGATGTCTGAATTAGAACGTCGTGTTCAAAGCGTTAAATCTGCACCACCCGGACTTCAACGAAGAAGTGCTTTACAGTTATTGAGAGATGCCGCAGAAAGAGCAGGTATGCCTGATGCTTCAACAAAGTCTCTTGCCGAAATTTCGAACTTTGTTAGAGAAATGAAGGTTCGAAGTAAAGGTAATCAATCTAATTCTGGAACTGCGGCTTGAGGCGATTAAATATGTCTTGGTTTAACGTTCTTAAGAGTCCACGCGGATTCCTTGAAGGAATTGCTGAAAAGCATGGTGGAAACGTTAAGGGCAAAATTAGCAAAGCAGGACACGCTAACTTTCAACTTCAAAACGAATGGTTGAAAATTTTGGTCAAAAGTGACCGTCAAGGAAAAATGCACGTTCATCTACAAAGCGACTATGGAGAGAACGAATCATATTCTAACTATGACCTTAGTGAGATTTACTCACAAGTTTTGAATAAGTTAGATGAAGATACAGAAAAAGCAGCGGGAGCCGTAACTACGGCAACGCCCGGTATTATCAATGTTAGATACTCCCCAAAGGAGGATGAAGAAGATGGCGAGAAAGAGGACTAAAAAGGCAACAACTCGCGTAGGTGGGAATGTAATTACCCACGATACCTACAAGTTCAAGTCCGAATATTCTGATTGGAAGTCAGAAATGCAAGGCGTAGGTGGTGAGTCAATTGGCGTCAAAGGTAAGAATCTTTATGAGATGATTGCTAACCACGGAGTTGGAACAAGAGACACTTCTCCAAATGATGGCAAGACTGTTAAAACTAGCAATCTTATTAAGACGATTGAAGACCTTTTTGAAAAGGAATACATGGAAAAGAAAGACCTTGACCTAATCAAAAACTTTATTTCTACTCTTGATGAAATTGAAGGTGATGAGGAATTAGACCCTCGTAACATCGTATTTACTGAGCCTGCTGATTATGAAGTTGTTGGCCGTGGTGATAGAAAAAGAGTAGTTGCGGTGGGTAAGAAAACTAGAAAAGTCTATGGTCACTTTTTAACTCCGTATTATGCAGCAAAGCACGGTGGTAAACCAAATAAAAGTTGGTATTCAGATACTGCGGGTAGTGCTAATCCTCCTCTTTATGCTGCTATTTTTGGTGGGGGTTTTGGCTCTTCTCCGAGTCTAAAGGAACTATTAGAGCGAGCCGCAGAAGAAGTTGATGACGCTCCTATTGAAGTTGAAATCAATGACCTTAAAAAAGTGGATGCTTTAACTAAGGTTAGCGGTATTGCTAGATTTATCAACGCCGCTTTCAAACTCGATGCTCTTTACGATGGGAACATTCTTTCTAGAGATAAACTCGCAGACCACTTTAACGCTGCAAGAATTACTCTTAGTGATGTTCAGGGAAAGAAACTTGCAGAAGCATTAGGATTGACCGGCGACATTAACGCCGTTACGTTTAATCTCGATGCTTCTGAAACTGAAAAATTAGTTCGTGGTGCAGCGACTAGAAACCCAAGTGTGAAAGAAGTTGATTCATTAGAGCGAGATGGCGAGAAAGTCGTCTTAAAATGGGAAGACATTCTGAGGGCTTGAAATGGTTACTAGAAAGCGTTGCGGGCTGTGTAATCATGAAGACCGCGAAGCCTTGGAAGCAGGGCTTGAAAGTGGTGAATTAAACCCTGATATGCTCGACAGGGACAACGGATGGCGTAGCGGAACGACCGCACAACATCAAAGAAACCACATGGGAGATTACATCTTATCATCTAATCCTCGTTGTGTTCTATGCACGGACCCATTGAGGAAACACTATGAAATGGCCCTTTCCGAAGGAACTGTTTCAAGTGAAGCGATTTCTGAGGCCCTAGGGACCACGAAAGCGC